GGTCCAATGTGAACAATCCCGAAAAGTGGTCTGCGGCAGATTATGTGGATATTGATAAAGGGGAGCATGGTGACTATATTACAGGGCTTGTACCAGCAGGAGACAGGCTTTTAGTTTTCAAATCCAATAGTGTTTACGCTGTTTACGGTTTCGATTCTGATTCTTTTCAAGTAACAACAGCAACTAATAATGTTGGTTCAATACCAGAATCTTCCCCTGTTTCTTCAACGTTTGGAACTTTCTTTTGGCACGCAGATCAAGGAGTTTACGTTTACGATGGGCAACAATTCATATGGTTGTTTTCCAAATTGCAGCCCGCTATTGAAGATGGGCGTATAGATAACCTGACTACTAACCCCCCGCAGTTAGCGTGGGGTAACAACAAATTGTATGTTTCAGTTGACTGGACTGAAGATGGCGCTACTACTCGAAGAACTTTCATGTATGACCCGACTATGGGTGAAGGTGGTTCTTGGACTATGAGCGACATTGATGCTGGTCCCCTGTATGCGTATCGTCCACCTAATTCTTCGCCTACAGTTTACGCAGGATGCGTAGCAAATACTGGCGTTGTGGTCGATGTGGAAGATGCACAAAATCGTACAACTGACCGTTACGGGTCTACTGCGGTTTCGCATATAACGTCTTATTTCACTACTAGGTGGGTAGTTGGGCGTGATCCTATTGTTAAAAAGCGTTGGGGTCGCCCAAGAGTGGTGTTATCAGCAGAAACTACGCTTACTTTACCTGTACAAATTTACAAAGATTACGATAAGTCATCTCAAACTAATAGTTTCGATTTGTCTATTACTGGTAAAACGTCTGATTCTTTGTGGGGTACTGCTAAATGGGATGATGCTGACCCTGATTCTGCATATGTAGCGAAATGGGATGCTATTGCCCGTAATTTAACAGCAGATGTTGTCAATTTGCCTACACTTGGGACAGCACAGAGTATTAGTATGAAGGTAAACGGACCTTCCACAAATAATCATTGGGAAGTAAATGCGTTGGCTTTCACATACACGCCGAGGAGATTGCGATAAATGGCGACATTAGCAGTTACAAACGATTTTTCCGCTGGAACAACAATAGTTGCCAGCGAAATGAACACCAATTTTACGGATATAGAAACTTTTGTTAATACAACTCCGGGTGTTTTACAGAAAGATATTGTTGACGCTAAGGGTGACCTTATTGTTGCTACTGGTTCTGATGCTGTTGCACGTTTAGCGGTTGGAACTAACACTTATGTTTTAGTTGCGGATTCTTCTGAAGCGACTGGTTTGAAATGGGCTGCTGCTACTGCTGGAACAGTTACTGCTGTTACAGGCACGGCTCCTATTGTTTCTACAGGGGGCGCTACTCCTGCTATTTCTATAACTACTAACAACGATCAACTACTTCTGAATAATCAAATTTTCAGTTAAATAAAGGAAAGGTAATATGGCGACATATTCAAAAGTAAAACTGTCAGGCAGTGATGATGGCAGGAACATATCAGTAACAGGTACTGGCACAGGTGCTTCTGTTACGGTTCATCAGGCTGGTGCAGGCACCAGCAATATGGACGAGGTATGGGTTTATGCTTGCAATACTTCCGCATCAGCGGTTGTGTTGACTATTGAATACGGTGGAACCACAGATCAAGATGACTTGATCGAGTTGGAACTTGCCGCTGATTCAGGCATGACTCTTATAGTTCCCGGCTTTTTGCTAATGGACAGTTTGTATGTTAAAGCATTTGCTGCTTCAGCGAATGTTATCAACATCAATGGTTTTGTAAATAGAATAACTGCTTAAGAGGTCTTATAGTGTTTCGACAAGATAGGACTAACCCTAGTTCTGCGGTTTCCAACTGGAAGGGTAGGCATGACACGCCAAAGGCGTGGGCATCTACGGCTGTTTCTAGTTGGTTGAATGGCGGGCTTTTTGGCGGTGGTGGTTCGCCTTATGGTGGTTTTATGCAGAAATCATATAACTACGCAAACATGACGATGTTTATGTTTGCGTTGCAAACTTACCAAGTTATTACTACTGCAATAACCACTCTGGGATCTAATGTTTGTTACGGAATTTGCAATAATCAAGTTGCTGGTTACAGCGTTTCAGGTATCAACAAAGATGACGACCCGACTTACCGTTCAAGGCGCAGTTGGAAAGTAGCATTACCTTCAAATGTTAGTTCTGATCTTGGTGCTACTGTTACGCAAACAGAACACCAAAGCGGTTTCGGTTATGCTAATAGTGGCACAGCAGGGTATTACGGTTCAGGTATAACTAACGCTGGTTCGATGACGACTTCTATTGAAAAGTTTGCTTTTTCAAGCGATACTTCCACTAGTACTATTTCACCAACGGTAAACATAGCAAGGTATCTTGTTCGAGGAATGGCGAAAAGCGGTGACAGAGGGTTATCTGCTGGCGGTTGGGGTGGCATTAACGCCCCCGGAACTGTCGTAACTAGCGTCATTTTTTCTTCCGATACTGGTTCCACACAAACTTCGTTATCGACTGGTACGTATGGTGGGGCGGCTATGTCTAATGGGCAGGTCGCAGGGTATTTCGGTGCTGGTTACAGTCTGGGTTCTGCTATTGATAAATGGGATTATGCTTCTAGTTTCACTCATTCGACACTAACCGCAACGCTTAATCATAGCGGTTATTCAGCAGGATATTCAGACACAGGAAATCACGGTTACTGGTCAAGTAGTGGTCAAACTAGTGGTACTTCTCTTTTGGCTTATGCTTCGGAAACTACGGCTACTGCGACTGTTGCTCTAGCCGATTCAGGTAATTGGTCAAATGATAGTGCAATTATGTGTTTTTCTAGTACGGAGGCTTCACCATGAACGAAGTTGCCCCTCTCAGGATGCAGTTCCCTGAAGCGATAGCGGAAGTTCAGCAAAGCCGTTCACGTTTTCAAATAGAAAATTTTGTTTTAAGACAGCATGACACTATTGAAATGCAGTTTTATCAGTTGTGTTTAGAAATGCAAACACTTCGGCATGCGTTGGAACTAAACGAAGTAGCGATCCGTAAATCAAAATTAGAGATTCAAAGATTGTTAGAAACAGGCGATGAGATGGATGCGTTGGATGCTGAAAGTAAACAAATTGATTTGAATTATTTGATGGTTACATACAACGGTTCGTTGAAAGAGTATGCGATTATGGAAGATTTGTTTGATGAAATGCCGCATTTTACTCGTGATGAGATCGAACACGCTCAACCTGAATATTGGACTGCTCGGATGACTCGACAAACCAATCTTCAAATCATGGCTGGTGGTGTTCAATGGTCGCAATTAGATGCGATGCGTCAGATTGGTTTATTGGATGAACTTGTTGAAGAAAGAAACAATCAAGTTGAAGCGCAAGTGAAAGCAGAGTTGTCTCAATGATTTATTTGAAATGGAAACTTTCTGAAGGAACATCGGGAACTGGTCCGTTGCCTGCGATTTCTGATAAAGGTGGCGAGGCATGTCCGAGTGCTTACAAAGATGAGAATGGTTACCACATTGGTTATTTGATTCAAACTTGTGATTTGACTGGGCTTGAAACTTGGGATGTCACGGAAGTGACTGAATCTGAGGCTTTGGCTTTTTGTCAAAACATTTGGGCTGATGCAACAGTTAATGAAGATGGTTATATCACTGCGGTACCTCCAGCGGAGGAAGCCGAGTAGATGTCAGCGTCCACTTTATATAGACCTTCTCACAAGTTTTTGGGACAAAACGCAGTAAGTATTGAATACGAACTTCGTAAGTTGTCCCAAAGTATAGAAGAAATAGAAATGGTGGCAAATATGAATATTTTCGGAAGGCGAAATTAAATGGCAGGAATAATTCAAGCGGCTTCAGCATATGGAAACCTTGTAGGCGATCAATCGCTTACAGTTGCCGATACTGCTGTGGCTTTAACAGTCCCAGCAGGTTCAGTAGCGTGCATGATTACTAATGGGGCGGAACCTGTAAGAGTGCGTTGGGGAACACCAACTAATTCGGTGGGGCATTATCTGAATCCTTACAGTGTTTTAGATTTGTACCAAGATGATTTAGCGGATGTGAAATTTATTCGCGTTGGTTCTTCTAGCAGCACTATTTTCATTACATACTTTGGACAGTAGGGAACAGCATGAGCATACAGAGAATAGATCAGAGATTAACTCAGGGTCAGACGGGCGACATCAGCGATGTTGTTGCAGGGTCGGGTCTTGCGGGGGGCGGCAGCGAGGGTGCTGTGACTCTGACTGTGGACACGGATGCCAAGGGGGATTTGATTGTCGGAACAGGTGCGGATGCTGCAACGAAACTTACAGTGGGAACAAAT